ACAGAGGCTTATGCCAACCTGGTTGCTAATACTTGGGACGGCCCCGCAATAACTTCTATCAACATAAGCACATCTGGAAACATAGCAGAACACTCAACCGCTTCCCTTTACAGGGTAGTAACCGAATAGCATGATAAAATAAACCAAGACTAGTTAGGAAATCAAATGTCAGAAACACCCGTAAAGATAGTAGTAGACCTAAGCAAGCCCAAGGGCGAGCGTGAGTCCATCATTCCGCTAACCAAGGCAGAGATTGCAGAGCGCGTTGTTATGGCTGCTGAAGCTGACACTCAGCGCGTAGCAGACGAAGCTGCACAAGCGGAAGCTGCCGCAACTCGACAGGCTGGACTCGACAAGCTAATAGCACTCGGTCTGACCGAAGCTGAAGCTCTAGCTCTAAGCAAGTAACTCATGCCTGAAGATTCTTCGTCCTCAATACGGATAACTAATTATCAAGTTTACGAGAAGCTGTTAGAGGTTTCTAGCGTACAAATTGAGATGGTTGCCGAGCTTCGTGGGCTAAAGTATCTTCCGCAAAAGGTTGCAGAGATGGACAACAGGCTGTCAAAGGTCGAGTTGGTAGCAAAGCTTGTTTACGGCGTTTATGGCGCAACTCTAGGTGCTGTCAGTGCTGCCCTGATCGGGATGCTAATTGGCTAAGAGAGTTGCCGACTGGCGTTTGCCCTACGACGCTAAGTACATAACTGCTCACTACGGCGAGATGAGCGACTTCCGCAAGAGCAACGGGATGCAAGCTCACTCTGGAACCGACTGGGCAAGACCTCGTGGCACACGTATCCCCGCTATTGCAAAAGGAACAATTCACCTTATACAGTTCTCAAAAGTTCTCGGTTGGGTAATTGTACAAACTGCAATGGACAAAGACGGACAAGTTTGGTACTTGGGCTATTGCCACATGGACAGCAGGCCAGGGTATTCGGTTGGACAGAAGCTACGCAAAGGTCAGACCGTAGGATTATTAGGGAGCAGCGGTCAATCCTCTGGGCCCCACGTCCACGTGACAGCCTCTAGGACGCTCAAGGGAGTCTTCGGTGTTACATCTGCCAAGGTAGACGTTTACAAGCTCATACTAGCCAACACAAGGCGTGCGAAGGCAGTGCAGGCTAAGCCAACGGTAGGGCCACCTAACAAAACTTATACAAAGCAGGTATGCGAATGTTGCGGAAAATAGCTACAAGGATGTTTGACGGCGTGTTTTTCCTAAAGGACGAGCCAGAGTCAGCCACAGGTGCAAGCTGGAAGTTTAGACGCAAGTTGATATTCGGTTCATACCGCTTAGGCTTTGCCATGATTCTTTTTGGCTCGCTGACATTTCTGGTTGACCAATGGGGAGTTGGCGTAACCTTGATAACAGGTGGAGTGTCACTTATCTCTATTATTACAACGGCTTACACGGTCAGCGCATCGTGGCAGGACGGCAAGAACACTAATACAGAATGGACGAATGAAGATGTTTAATAAAGAATTTATCAGCAGTGCCGGAGAACGAGCAGTCAAAACTTTTGCACAGGCAGGGCTGGCTTTCCTCGGTGGAGGTACTGTTGGGCTGTTCTCGGTTGATTGGGTTGGCTTCTTTAGCATCGCTGCGGGATCTGCCTTACTTTCAGTCTTGACTTCAATCATTACAAAGAAGTCGCTGTAGCCTCTTTAGCTCTTCTGTTTCTTGCAGATCGGCCTTTGTTTGCTCTAAGCTTGTTTCTTTGCGAGGCATCCATGCCACCCCAAATACCATGTTGCTCGTTATTGGCTATTGCATAATCTCTGCACTGCACCATAACTGGACACTCACCGCACATTGCCTTTGCGTACTTTACTGGGCCTGAGTGACCGTCTCCTGCCTCAGGAAACCAAGCGTCTGGGTCGGTAGTGCGGCAGATAGGATCGCCATGTTTTGCAATGGCTGTGGTCAGGTTTAGCGAGTAGTTAAATACATTCATGGGCAAAAGCTAACCTCAAGAATTCAGTTTGTCAAATCCGCTCTTCAGGAGAGGTTCCTCCCCAGATTCCGTAAACCTGGTCAGTCTCTATGGCGTACTCATAGCACGCATCTATGATCGGGCAGGAGTGGCATAAGGCCTTGGCCGCTTTGGTTGCCGCTGATCTAAGTTCTGGTGTCCCTAGGTCTTCTGGGAAAAACAAATCTGGCAATCTTTCACAAGGCACACCACCTTCTTTGTGGATGCTTTGTAACAATTTGATATACCTAGCTGTAACTTGTCTGTTGCTCATAGTAGGGTCAGACTACCAACAAAAGGAGCAGGATATGGAATTTTTCACGCCAGAGCGTCTAAACGGCGCAAGGCTACTGGGTGTATACACGCCAGGAAGCCCTGAGTGGCACGCTGAGCGGTCTTTAGGTATTGGCGGTAGTGAAGTAGGCACCATACTCGGATTGAACCAATGGGAGAGCGCCTACGCTCTGTGGGCCAAGAAGCTAAACCTAATCCCGTCTGAGATAAAAGAGAACTGGGCAATTCGGTTTGGTAAGGCTTTTGAAGCTCCGATCCTAATGTTGTGGGCAGAAGAGCACCCTGAGTACGAAGTCTTTGAGACTGGCACCTATGCCGACGAACATTGCGACCACCGCCGCGCTAATCCAGATGCGATTGCACGTCACCGCGAGACTGGCGAGCTTATTGTTGTCGAAGTAAAGACGGCACGGATGCCTTGGGACGAAGTGCCTAGGTCTTACTTGGCTCAGGTGCAGCACTACATGGGCGTGCTAAAGATACACAAGGGCATTATCGTTGCAGTTGCAGGCATGACATGGAACGAATACGACGTGCCGTTCAATCAAGACCTTGTAGACGTGCAGAACGCCGCGCTTGATCGCTTCTGGAATTCAGTACAGACGGAAACCAAGCCTGACTGGGACGGCTCCGAAGCAACTTACAACGCGGTCAAGTACATGAACCCTGGTCTAGAAGACTCCGAAATAGACATAGGCGAGCTGGGCCATGAGCTGTACAAGGCACAGATTGCAACCGACGAAGGGTACAAGTATTTGATGTTGCTGAAATCTAGGACATTAGATACTATGGGTTCTGCTAAGCATGGCTTAGTGGGCAATGTAAGAGTAGCATCACGACAACTCAGGGCCGGAACCCCGATTCTGATAGTAAACAAGAAGGCAAACCTATGAGCGAAGAATCAGAGACAACACCCCTAGAGATAGGGCTTGGCAGTTACATCGGCCTCAAAAAAGGCGGAACGTTAGTAACAGGGTTGGTCAACGGCATAAAGCTTGCCGACGGCATCCTTGAAAAGATATCCCTAGAAGAGATAGATATGTGGTTTTACATGGACTCTGGATGGGGCTTTATACAAATGGAAGAGGAAGAGATTTAATGGCTAACTTTGATCTAAACAACTATGAGCTGGGAGCAGATAGGCTAAAGCGCTTTTGGGCTGACCCTAACAACTCCGACGCCCGCATAGTAACTATCAACCACACAACTCCTGCTGATCGAAGCGTTAGCACTTGGGTTTTAGAGGCTCGTCTGTATCTAAGCGCAGGTGATCAAGCAAACGACCTGCCTAAGACTACTGGCTGGGCTTTCGAGATAGACGGCGGTGGCGGCGCAAACCGCACTAGTGCCCTTGAGAATGGAGAGAGCAGCGCAATTTTTAGGTGCCTTGCCAACTACATCTACCCTGGAACTAAGGAACGGCCTAGCCGTGAAGAGATGCAAAAGGTTGAACGTGGTATCACTCCTAAGCCTGCGGTCAGGAATTACGAAGCGGAAGCATCTAAACTAAAAGATGTAGACGGACTACGCTGGCTCTATGCGCAAGCAAAGGGCGAAGGTGCATCACCTGAAGTGCTAGAAAGGTTGGCTGAAATTGCAGGATCATTCAGTGCTGAAGGCGAAGATTCGGGAAACCGAGGAAGCGTATCACGTAGCCAGGACAGCGGGACGGCATGAGATGGCTAAGTTCTGGAACCATGAAGTTATCCATTACTTGTTGGTACTAAGTGCTGCACTCAGAGATAATAAAAGAGATAGCGGATCTGACGGCGGAGAATCGTCGGGGATCTGAAGCTCTCTATGAGTGTGAAGTCCGACTAGCCGAAGCAGAAAACGCGCTAGACCTAATCGAGCAGAAGGCGTTTATACGGGCTGAGGGTACTGTGGCGGATAGAACTGCCCTTTCACGCTTAGAAGCCGCTGACGCACGCCTACAGCGCGATTTACGCAAGGCTGAGGCTAACCGTGTCCGTGTCAAAATTCGGTCACTCGAATCTGCACTCATGGCAACGGCCACTCAGGCCAAACTGATGCAAGCCGAGATCCGACTGTGAAGATTGCAGAGATACGCAAACTACGCGCTCGCGATCTGTGGTGCTGGCACTGTGGAGAGTCTGACAATCTGGTTCCGCACCATGTCCAGAACAGAGGGATGGGCGGCTCAAAAGTGTTAGATAACTTGCAAAATGTGATACTTGTCTGTCCTGAGTACAACGGACGCATGGAGAGCGACGCAAACGTGGCAGCCGAGGCACGTGACTTCGGTCACAAGGCATCTAAGTTCTCTGCACCGGGGCATCCAATACTCGACTACACCCGCAAGGTGTGGTACACGCTCGATCGGTCAGGTGGCAAGACCGAGACTGAGCCTCCTAGCTACCTAATCTAAGAAGGGAACACGATGCCACTAATCAGGGGTTATCACGCGTTTGACGACCACTTTACTCAGATACCGAACAACTGGCTACGTGATGTCAGGCTAAGCCTAAAGGCCATTGGACTACTGGCGCAGTTAATGAGCCACACGCCAGGCTGGAACATGAGCATAAGGGCGCTTGCTAAGGCTAACGGTACTGGGCAAGAAACAATCAAGACAGCCGTTGTAGAGCTGGAAAAGCACGGGTACTTAGTTCGGTCAGAGAAGCAGCATCAGAACAAAGATGGCACCTTTGCTGACTATAGTTTCACGACTTGTGACCCGTTCCAAAACCCCGTCACGGTAAAACCCCGTCACGGTAAAACGGGGCACAAAGAAGAACAAGAACCTAAAGAAGAACAATCATTTAAGAATAACAAGAGAAACACTGCGCAAACTCTGTTCAATGAGTTCTGGAAAGAGTACCCAAGGAAGCTTGATAAGGGTAAGGCCGTAAAGGCTTTTGCTTCGGCGTTGACAAGAGCCAATCTTGAAGACATACTGGCGGGAGCAATTCAGTACAGCAACGATCCAAACAGGCTCGACGAGTTTACGAAGTATCCTGCCTCATGGCTAAATGCTGATAGCTGGGAGAACGCACCGCTACCGGAAGACTCACGGGCCAGGAAGATGCGCGACCAAACACAACAGGCGAAACTAATGAAAGAGTGGGGCAATGAATCTGAATGAAACCAAAATGCTACTAAAGGAAATCTCTTCAGTAGACAACAGGAAGCTGGACGAAAGCCTTGCCGTAGCTTGGCAGGCAATTATTGGTCACTTGGAGTTTGAGATGGCTAAGTCGGCTCTCATCCTTGCAAGGCAAGATGCAACTATCAACTACTTAGAGCCACGTCACATTGTTGCATGGTCAAAAGAGGCAAAGCACAGATCAACACGCAACACGCCAGAGGCTGCTACAGGCTTTGTAACGTCTCCCGAGCCACTATGTATCCATAGCGTCAAGATCATGGCTTGTAGCCCCTGCTGCAAGGCTCTAGCGGCCAAGGCTGACGAACTAGGGATGTTCCAAACGGCTAATGCGGAGAACGGGTTTACGGACTTCATGTTTAAGTCGGAGAAGATTCTACACGCATGGGCCAAAGAAAACGTCTATAGTTGAAGTGTGTTTGAATTCGTAGACTGTCACCGATGTGGTTTTACCTTTGAGGTGAATCGCAAAAGAAAGAAGTTGCGGATGCTTTGTCAAAGCTGTAGAGTGACAAGAGCAACAACTATAAAAACTCAAGACAAGTCCTGTTTGCCTTGGCACGGTAACTTTGCGGTTGATCTGGTTACGCCAGTAGACGACGAAGGTTATGAAGTTCACCCAGGTGTCAGGACTTGCGGCAATAACGATTGCGTCCAAACAGCGCACCTAGAAGGGTAAACAAAATGGCACAAATCAAAATCACAGATGCGGTAGTTGCGTTTGTAAATGCAAAAGGCTTCACCGCAAAGGGGCAAGTAGTTGTCTTCGGTGAGACTAGAGACGAATACTACAAAGTCTGGACAGATGAAAAGTTCAGTGAAGGCGATACAGTCGAGATTGTAGGGGATCTATCTACTCGCGTAGAAGAGTTCACAAGCAAGCGCACTGGCAATCTAGAGCGCAGCGCAGCAATTCACGTAAACAACCCGCTTATCAAATCTGGTTCGGACGCTCCGTTCTAATGGCTAAGTTTGTAGGCCTGCTCACAGCGACCCTGCTTGTCCTCTTGGGCGTGCAGGCGGAACCTATAACGGGCACTTTAGCCTTTGTGTGGGCAGGTCTACATTTTGTCGCTTTGATGAAGGCATGGTATGCCGATAACACTTGAGGTCTACGGTTTTCCGGCACCTCAAGGCTCCAAAGCTGTCTATAACGGCAGAGTAGTAGAACAATCAGCCAAAACCCTAAAACCTTGGCGTAAGGCAATCGCAGAAGCGTGCCACGAACTACCAAAAGATCACATAAAGATACTTGGCCCTGTAAGCGTAGAGGTAGATTTCTACGTCCGTCGGCCCCCTAGTGTCAAAAGGAGCAAACGGGAGTGGCCTGTAGTCCCTCCCGACCTGTAGACAAGTTAGCTAGGGCTGCACTTGACGGAATCAGTCAGGGGCTAAACGGCAAAGTCGGAGACGGCATCCTTTGGGGCGACGACGCCCAAGTAATTGAACTAGTAACTCGCAAGTTTTATGACGACGACCGCGAACCTGGTTGCAAAATAACAATCACTGCTCTATAACGGTTTGGTAACAACCCTAGCTATAAGCTTGCACTTGCTCTGTAAAGACCCTATTCTTTTACTAGAAGAAGGGAATACAAGTGAACCTACACGACATAAAGCACCATATCAACGCCAACATGGATCAACTGTTTGAAGCTGGCTATCGGCTTGGCTGGGATTCAGTCGCAGAAGACATCCAGGCCAGAGCAGACAGAGAATGGAACGCTGGCAATGTAACGACTGCCGGCATCCTGCAAAAGCTCGCTCAAGAAATCAACGGCGAGGACTGGTCAGATGTTAATTAGAAACTGGTCAGACTTCAAATTTGAGGTAGCAGAACTACTTATGGGTAAGCAGCTTGACGAAGCATACAAGCAAGGCATAACAATCGGCGCAGAGTACGCAACGCGTAAGCTGTCGTTTGAGGTAAGCCTAAAGCGCGGTCTAGAACTTACAAAGACAGAACAGCGCGGCTACGACTATGCAATCCAAGCAGTAGCCAGAGTAAAGCCAGAAATAACACTACAGACTGGGGCAATGCTATGAAGACCTCGCTTGACATGGTAAACAGCCCGTCTCACTATACGTCCCACCCAAGTGGCATAGAGGCAATAGAAGTGACTAGGCACATGAACTTCAATTTGGGCAACGCAACCAAGTACATTTGGCGTGCAGGGCTAAAGGAAGATGGAATTCAGGACTTGCAGAAGGCAAGATTCTACATAAACGATGAGATAAACAGACTAGAAGGAGCAAACTCATGAAAATTCCAATCGTGGTCTACACCACACCTGCTTGCTCAATGTGTTCTGCCACTACAAGGCGCATGGACAAACTAGGCATAATCTACGACAAGGTAGATCTTACTCAGCACCCAGGTGTAGCAGAGAAGTTCCGCGAGATGGGACACACTCAGGCACCGATCGTAGTCACTGACCGCAAAACTTGGTCAGGGTTTCGGTTGGAGAAAATCGATTCGTTAGCCAAGTTCCTGGCAAGTGATGAGTCTAAAGCATGATTGTAAAGATTGAACTCCAACCAGTCAACTAACGAAAGGGAAACTAATGAGCATCAACGACATAATCGCTACAAGTTCGGTTCACGCTTTCAATTCAGGCGTGCTGAGTGGTAGAGACATAGAGCAAAAGCGAATCGCACGGATTATGGCAGAAATCAGTATGCCCTACGAGAGCGACATAGCAAACGAACAAGGTGAAGTTGTTTTTGTAAAAGACCTAATCAGTTACATGACCGACAAGGATTACGAATGAAGAACTTACAGGCACGAAAGTACACAGATTACAGGCAGGCATCTAGTCTGCTACTTGACAAAAACCTAGAGTGGAGCGCAGACCTTGAGAGTATCCGGGTTGATCTAGGCAAACACATTGCATGGCTGGCAGAGAGTGGCGACTTCGCTAACATACACGTTTCTGGCATAGTCCGAAGCTTGATTGCCGAAGAGAACGACATGAGCGTATGATGCTAGAAGGAATGAAGCCCGCCAGAAGAGTAGACGACGTTTGCAAGGTTGCAACAAGTATAAAAAGGCTAGATGCACCCGACAGCGAGATTTTAGCCTCTGCCATAATTGACGCAATCAGTTGGCCCGCACACACTCTTGCGACAGAGCTTCGCAAAAGAGGGCTTTCTATTTCGGACATGACCATAGCAAGGCACCGCAAAAAAGCTTGCGTCTGCTTCAAAGAGATAGGGTAAAACAATGTTAGAGAACTTAGAGCCAGCAGCAGTAATAAGGGCACCGAAGGACTTTCGCCCAGGCGTTGTGTTCGACGGGAGCGAGGGTACCGCGACAACCGAGGGCTTAGCGGGTATACCCAACTTCGATCAGTTCCTGCTTGAGCGTGGATACCCACCTGAAGAATACGAAATCATTGGGACGCCTAGAACCTCACAGTGGCAACAGCGCGAAGGCGGCGAGTACCTAACCTCGTACCGGTTCACTTTTCGGAAGAAGATTGCCGATTTCGACCTCCCTGCCCTGTTTGCTATGGCGAAAAGAGCCAAATCGGCAACTAACCGCGTAAAGACCACAGAGAAGGCTCTGATCATTTGCCCAGCCGATCTTCAGGTTGGTAAGGCTGACGGCAGCCGTGGTGGGACACCTGAGCTAATAGAACGGGTGTTTGCCAGTTACGATCTAATAGAAGCGCAAGTCAAAGCCGGCAAGTACGAGCACCTATATATACTCGATATGGGTGACATCATCGAGAGCCTGTCTAGCAAAGCAAACATGCAGCAGCTACAAAGCAACGACCTAAGCCCCATGCAACAGACAGATCTAGCAGCGTCGCTAATGTTTGAGCTAATCAAGCGCATGAGCAAGTACGCGCCAATCACATACGGATCCGTTGCGAGCAACCACTGCCAGAACCGCTTTATGGGTCAGACAGTTGGCAAGCCTGGACTAGATGACTGGGGCATCGTGATCTTGCAGCAGCTTCGCAGACTAACTACCGAGATTGGCATGAAGGTTGATTACCTGATACCGCAGCCATTGGACGAAGGCTTTGCTTTCCAGTACGGCGTAAACACTATCGGCGCGGTACACGGGCATCAGGCAGCACGTCCAGCAGGTGTGAAAAAGTTCTGGGCCGATGCTGTCTTCGGAGAGCAGTGGCTAAATGCCACGGTGGATCTGCTGATCAGCGCACATTTTCACCATCTCGCCATCGAGGAATTGGGACAACGTCAAGACGGCAGGGGCTCTAAGTTCTGGGTTCAGTGCCCAACCAGCGATGCCGGTTCAGATTGGTACCGCCGAAAGGCTGGCACTGACAGCACGACGGGCATACTAACCATCGAGCTAGACAAGCACACGCCATTCAGCGGTAGTGTTACGAAGCACTAAGGGGACAAACAAAATGGACATCAACCTATTGGCAAAAGAGATGCGTGAGAGAGCGCTGCTCATAACGGCCAACCCACAGCTCACGCACAAAGAACTAGAAGGCAATCTATTACAGGTAGAGAAACGTAACCAGCTAAATCGCCTTGAGAGCATGAGGAAGCTTTACTTCAACGCTGGGCGCTGGGCAGGTGGCGCTCGCGATCACTTGGCGCGTGAAGCCTTTTACAAGGTAAACGGTCAATGAAGATAGGCAGTTTGTTCTCAGGCTACTCTGGCTTAGATTTAGCTGTTACAAATGTCACCGGCGCAGAAGTCGCTTGGCATTGTGAATGGGAAGATGCGCCGAGCAAAATCCTAGACGCACACTTTCCAGGAGTGCCAAACTATAAAGATGTTACAAAGGTGGACTTCACAAAGGTTGAGCCAGTTGACATCCTGACTGGTGGCTTTCCTTGTCAGGACTTATCTCTAGCTGGCAAGCGTGCCGGACTAAGAACAGGAACACGCTCAGGTCTTTGGTCTGAGTTTGCGAGAGCAATAGAAGAACTACAACCTAGATTGGTGGTTATTGAAAATGTCAGAGGATTACTTAGCGCAGCAGCAACCAACCCAGATTTGGAACACTGCGCGTGGTGTATGGGAGAAGCAGGGGATAGCGAACCTTCTCTGCGAGCATTGGGAGCTGTTCTCGGAGACTTGGCAGACATCGGGTACGATGCGAAATGGCAAGGTTTACGCGCTGCCGACGCAGGCGCACCACATAACCGATTCAGAGTTTTCATCATCGCCTACCCTGCCTACTCCAATCGTCCGTGATTACAAGGACGGCTCAGCCGCACAAATGCGCGACGGTAAAACGAGCGTTGACACCGTAGCTAGGGCGATCTTCAACAGCGGTGAAGTTCTGTTGCCAACCACTCGAGCGCAGAACGGTGAAGATAGAAACAATAAGATTTGGGCAAGGGATCCAAGCAAGCCACAAAACCTTGAGAACGCCCTCGCTGTTACATTGCTGCCGACCACTAGAACCAGCATGGCAAATGGCCCTACGCAAAAAGAAATAAAGGCAGGTAACCCAAAGACTCGAATTGAGACGGAGGTTATGCTTGGCGAGACGTCCTGGGGGAAGTTTGAACCAGCTATCAGACGGTGGGAAAAGACGTTAGGACGACCCTCACCGCTGCCAACTAAGCCAGACGGCAAAGACGGCGCTCACAGGCTCTCAAGCGCCTTTACAGAGTGGATGATGGGCTTACCCGAAGGCTGGGTCACTGGCGTCGGGCTGACACGCAACGAGGAACTGAAGGCTTGCGGTAATGGCGTAGTACCTCAGCAGGCAGAGATGGCACTTAGGTCGCTGCTACAAGGATTCGGTGACCTGTAATGCCAACTTATGTCTACGAATGTGTGTGTGGTCAGGTAAACGACTTGCAACATTCAATACACGAAGATCCAGACATAGACTGCGATCACTGTGGGGGGGGTATGTACCGCAAGCCAGCCGTAGCCGCTGTAGCATTTCGCGGCTCAGGCTTTTACTCTACCGATAAAAATAAATAGAGAACTGACTTGACAAACGTAGTAAGTGTGACATACTTGTAATTAGAAGTACCTTCTCTCGCTACCTGGGTAGTTCTTGTATCACTGTCGTTTCTCGGTTGTTTGTACAGATTAAAGATTCAAAGCCTTATCCCCTTTTGGCTTTGGGTCTTTTTTCTTTGCCCCGTAAGCTAGAATTCAGTCAGATTACACTTTGACAAAGCTAGGATTCGGTCATAATGAAGTTTAGAAAACCTTGCCTAGATTGCGGTGCGTTATCGTACAACAGCAGATGCGATGAACACGCTCGCCGGATAAACCAGCTCAAGGACATCAAGCGAGCCGAACATAAAAAGACTTTGTACAACAAGGATTACAAGAAGGCAGCTAAGGCAGTAAGAGAAACAGCCATTGTCTGCCACTTATGCGGTGACGGCGCTCGCGCTTCAGATCCCTGGCAGGCCGATCACATAAAAGCAGGCGACCCCAGATCTCCACTAGCCGCCGCGCACCGATCTTGCAACGCCAGTAGGGGTAATAAACCCCTAGAGAACTAACCTCCCAGAAAAAGTCAAAATTCAGTCAGGAATGACTTCTGAGATGTCAAAAAGTGTGTATTTTTGCCTATTTTGGCGTTTGTAACGGTTTGGTAACGAAACTGAAATAACCCTTGACTACCCCCTGGTATCGGCAAAGCTAGATCTAATCCGGAAATACCGGCAAACACAAGCAAGGGGACAGAATGAACGAATACTTCGCGCACGTAACCTTTACCACCGGTTACATAAGCGCAGATAACGAAGAAATGGCAGATCGTGCCGTAGACGCACTCATAGACGAACTGGGACAGCTAAACACCAAACTATCCTGGGACAACGTGAGCTGGACAGTTAGCGAAAGCAACTAATGACTAAGAAACTAGAAAACCCAGAATTCTACGTAAATTGCGACGGCGGCGAGTATGTCTGGCACGGCACAAGATTTAGCGTAGTCCGACAAGGCGAAATGCGGATTTTGCATAACGACGACATAATCGTTTACTCTGACCGACTTGAATACCACGGCATTACCACGGACGAACAGTTGGAAAAGCTATACCAAGATAACAAAGTGATACATAACCCGTGGTACGAGATTGAGGAAAACGGCGTTGAGAGCGACGATTTTGCGCCAGACGTTTACCACACACTAACCGAAGCAATAGCAGCAGCTACAGAAATGGAGAGCAACTAATGGCTAAATACGTTGTAAGTGGCTATGTCACTACAAGTTATTCAATAGAAATAGAAGCAAACACTACTGAGGAAGCCGAAGAACTTGGGGCAGACGCGCTAATGTCTGGCAACGGCGTGTCTACTGGTAGCGATTGGCTTGACGAATTTGAAACCAGAAAGGCAAACTAATGAATAAAGAGCAATACAACCTAGAGCAAAAGCTCCAAGCGATTTGGAGGCTAGGGGATCAGGACGAAATGAGCATAAAGCACGTAGGACACGGTGTTGCAGCCCTAATTACATACGGCGATTACAGACGGGCAGCCGATTATCGGTTTCCAAAGTGTTACTCTGATCTCACCCAGGCGCAAGAGGAAAGGGCGCTTGATAACCTGGACAAGCGGCTTGAACCCCGTTGGTCAAAAATCTCTGCTCTTTTAGACAAGTGGGGAAAGGATAAGTTTTTGGAGGGTTTGCAACACACTAGTTTTGGCTTTTATGCGCTTATCTATTTAGATTCAAGTTGGCTTTACCCACAGGAGGGAAACTAATGAAAAAAATAAAGGGGGGGGTATACCCCGTGAAATTTACCTATGAATGTTGGAAATGCCCTAAGTGGCACGAAACGGACGAACCAATCGCAGCGGCTAGGTACGCCATAGTAAGGGTAA